ACGTGATGGCCTGCTTTGCGATTGATGATCGACGCAGCCAGAGCTGCTGCTGCGAATCCCCGGCATATTTCTCCGTCTACGATGATTCCAAGTATTACTCGATTTTCCATTTTCTTGCTCCTTTCAGGCCGGGGATCGCTCCCCGGCCTCGATGTTATATTAGAAGTTGTAATCGTAAAAATATCCGCAGGTGTCGCTCAGGGTTCCGAGCTTTTCAAAGGTGGTTTTGCGCTTGCCGGTTTTGGTGGTTTCGTAAAGGAAAATGTAATCACCTTTGATCTCGGCGTTGGGATCGTCCTTCTTGCTTTCCAGCCATTCCTCTTTCATACCTTTGACCGGCAGCGCCAGGGCGACCACCTCGTGCTTGAATCCCCAGATACCATCCTTGTTGCGCTTGATCTGGAAGGGTTTTGCGCCCTTGCGGATCACCGGCTCGGCTTCCGCGAACTCGCGGTTAAGATCCGGGCAATGGGCCGCGAAGCCGCCAGGAATCATTTTCGGTTTGATCCGCTTCTCGACCTCGACTGCCATCGCGGTTCCTTTGACTTCGTCGATCTCGGTGACCAGGTAGCTTTCGACGTCCGTGTAGATTCGCTTGTTGATGTACTTTTTCATTTTGTATCTCCTTGATTTGGTGTTTATTAGTTGTTGCGGAAGGTGGGAAGGCTGAAGGCGTTTGCGACGGCTTTGCGGATCGTCAGGTCTTTGGTGGCGTATCCGCTGCGGATGATGATTTTTTCCTCGCCGGTGGCTTCGTTGACCGCGATCATCCCGCGCAGGGTGATGTCAGCGTAGATTGCGAAGTTGATTCCGGCGACCGTTGCGTTTCCTTTTGCGATTTTCATTTTTATATCTCCTTGATTTTGTTTGTGTTATATCGCTTTGTTTTTCTGTGACATAACATATCATGGAAGTACACTAAAGCCAGTCGAAAAGCAAAGAATTATTAAAATAAAAGTGCTTTATTATCAACTATTTATAGATTTTTAGACTTGCTTTTTCATTACTTCCATGCTCACTCGCCAGAATTCCGCAAAAACGACAAAAAAAGCCCGGCAAAAGGCAAAAGCACAATTACCGGGCCACAGGAGAATTACTTGCTGGGAGTTGAATCTTTCAGCGTTTCCAGGACCTTGTTGGGATCTGCTCCGGCCTCGATCAAATCGACAGCTGCGCCATTGATCTGACGTCCGATCTTCACCTTTAAGGTTCCATCGGTGTTCACGCCGGTCTGCTTTTCGTTTCCAGCGGTTCCGTCCGCAGCCGCCTGGCCGGTCAGTTCCAATTCAACATTGTCCCTGGTAACCGCGCTGAGAATCTTTCCGTAGCGAAGGTTCATGGAGAGCATACAGTTCTCCGGATTGATCCCCACGTCAAAGCCAACCCCGTCTCCGTATTGGATCGCGTTGTGGCCACAGCCGGTGAGGATCACGACGACGGCAAGAGCCGCCACGATAAGGGTGAGATTACGCATTTTCTTTTTTCTCCTTTCTGCGTTTCTTTTCACAAACGGCACATTCGCATGGACTGGTCCACGCTTTCCAGCCGAACTTCTGGCAGATCTTCCCGAAGCGCCGGGCCTGGTTCATCACGATCCAGCGGCGCGGATTATACCATGCAAACTGGTTCTTGGCGACCGTATAACCGTTCTGTTTGAATCTGGCATTTGATTCGTCAAACTTCTCCTGGCTCTGGTCGCTTTCGTGCCATTCGACGTCATGGATCAAAGCCACGACTCCCAGGGAGGGATGCAAGGCGGAGATCGCGTCGCGGAGCCAATCCGGAAACGCGTCTGGCCCGATCCCGTTATAAATGGAGCAGAGTTCCTGCATGTTGTATTTGCGGAGGATCTGACAGTTATCGAGCTGCAGCGACTCCGCCAGTTTGCGCAGCTCTTTGAGTTCTTTCAGTCGGTTCATAATTTTTCCTTTCTGTTATGGTAAATAAATCAAACCTTCGACTGCATACTTGTCTTTTCCCGGTTCACGATTTTTCAGAGCTTCATCCGGCATAAAGCCCGGTTCCATAAGGCAGCCGGTCATAAACGCTTTACCGGAGATTGTTTCAAAGATCGTGAACTCACTCTGGGCCACATGGTTATCCTGAAGCTCGAAAATATTTCTCCAAATCGGCCACTTGCCTTGAAGCCAGACCGCAACAGAACCTCGCGTATTTGCGACGCTCTTGCTGAATCCAGCAGGGAGAATGTTTATTCCGAGAGCCTCAAAGCTCATGTCGTTACGGGCATCTTTTGTCAGACGGAATCCATAAGGAACAGCGGCCGTATCAAAGCCGACGATTCCATACGGAGATATTCCAGGAACCGGCTCATAAACGCCAAGTTCAAGTTCTGCCCTCGGCAGCCAGCTGTCAAGGAATTTTACAGGAGCAACCTTGCCGACGCCACTTGTGCCGGTTCTGCCCATGCAGTTACAGCCCATCACATTATCCATAATGAGAAAGGCGGCATCCTTGTATTTCCGATCTTTGGTAATGAGCCATGCCCAGATAAAAGATCGTCCGCGTGCTTCCGGATGACCAGCGCCCCAGCTGGTATAGAAGAAGTAAGCGTGATTCGGCGGCCAGTTCATTTCGTGATATGCCTGCAGCTCCTGATACTCGTACCAACGTTCTGCACGCGAAAGAACCAGATCGCGCTCCCGTTGAGTGAACGCGGGGAAATACTCCTCCAGCTCCCCAAGCACCAATTCTGTGCAGATTTTTACAGCCCAGGTGTTTTCGTCATAGTTCATTGCAGAATAATGGAGATTATAATTCTCCGCGTTGATATATTTCCCGAAGCGGGGTTCTTTGGTGAGCGCAAACAGGGACGCCGCTGCCAGAACAATGTAAATGTCGGCCCGCTGGCTGTTTTCCTTATAGCTGAAATCATAACCTTCGTTATTGCTGTCAACTTGGTGAAAAACAAATTCGGCAGCGTTCTCCGGGTTGATACCGAAGTTAAAAGCTCTGATTGCAGATTCCGTATAAACAGCCGCTTTTTTCAAAGCCACGTCGTTCCCTACCATCTGCAATGCCCTGGCCAACTTCGCAGCGCATTGAGCATACTCCAGCGAGTCCTTCCTGTTCGGGGTTCCGATATAATACTTTAATTCGGAACGCCACGGCCAGTCAGCTTCGTGCTGCTTTGTCTCGATCCAGGCTGCAATTCCGCCTTCCGGAGTCTGTGCTTTTCGCCACACATCGAGACCCCATTCTGCTTCGGAAAGAATATCCGGAATTGAATTTCCGCTTTCCGGGATATTGAGCTGACCGTCAGAAAAGTTCTGCGGGAAATGAATGTAGGCTTCAATCAGGTCCTTTACAACAATAAAGTGATAAGGCCTGCGGTCGAAGTCGGCAGCATCGAACCAGCCGCCTTTTACATCACGAAATACCCGACCGGTAGCGTTGTTGGGGATCATCGAAAAATGCTTATTCGGAAAAATGGTGTCGTATGTTTGCCCGTCAGAAGTTGTGCAAGATTTGTAATCTCCGTCATCGCAAATGAAATTTGATTCAAAAGTAATTCCATGAGCAATGCCGCTGTACTCCCAATTGGTGAACGGTTTTCTGACTTCGCCACAGCCGGATCGGTGGTGAAACAGTGCTCTGCTGTGCGTGTAAAAAGCGCGTCCCAGCGCGTTGTTCCCGATCTCAAAAACGTGACTGTACCCGACGTCCGGAATATAGATCTGGTAGGTTCCTTCCGTATTGAAGTTGGAAAAATCCAGCTCAAACACTTTCTCTCCGGTCAGCTGATAAGTTACGCCTTCTGCTGAATGGGAATCGCCAGCGTTTCGTTCTTTGATTGTCCCGGTAAAAACCGTTGTTTCAGATTTGGAATCGACAATATAAAACGGTTTACCAGCCACCACAGAATTGACTGTATGAGTTCCGCCTGTTCCGAGCCATTGTCCCCAATAGGCATATTTACGACCGGCTTCGGGGCTATATCCCTCCTGGTTTACTTTAATGCTGGAACAATAATGCTCTTTGCCATAAGTGAACTCAACTGTATGTCCGAACCAGCTGACCTGGTGTGTTGAACCTTCGGCCATGCCTTCCGGAAGCTGCAAATATGCAAAATGAACAATATCTGCAACGTCCGCTTTTACGAAGTCTGTTCCATCCAGCGCGTCCGGAATATACATTTGCCCGGTTGAGTTTTGCCAGCGGCCCAGCATAACCGGCTCCTTACCGTCAACTTTCCAGTTTTCCGCGAGGTCCAGCCGATCAACAAGCATGGGTACATAATCCCGGTACAAATCCCAGAGATCATACATATAATAAAAGGTTCGCTGCCATGCCTGAACGTAACCGTTCCGGAAGTTTGTTTCGACTGCATCCAAATTCGGGAACTCCGTTTTCAATTGCTGAATTATCGCCTCCCGGAAACAGCAGCCGACCGCAATGGTACGGTTATCAATGAGAAAAACCTTCATGTGCGGAGCCAGGTCAATATTTGTCTGATCCGAAGGTTTAATTCTCGTTCTGCCGTTTCTTTCAACAAGTTCTGGTCTGGTGTTTCCAGTGCCGCCATCATCGTCGAAGGTCAGTCCGATAAGTGAACATTCCTTCCGAATGTCGGACAAAGGCAAAACTCCGCTGAAAACTTTGATTTCGTCAACAACGTCGGGTGTCGCGCTGGAGGCTTCTGCGTTATTGAGGAAACTTATGGAGAACATTCCTCTGCCCAACGGAACCGCAGATTGATCCTCTGTCCCTCCCGTCAAACGAGCTTTGACCAGACTTTCGCCCTGCAAAACACCGTCAATATAGAACTTCGCCAACCGGATTTTAAACCCGTTGAAATAGTCCACATATTTCGTATTTGTCAGGGTTTCGGAGTAATTTACGTCCGGCGAAATGTAGGTAATTGTGCCATATTCGTTCTGGGAATAATCAACAATAAACCTGGAGTCTGTTTTCGGATTAAGAACCTCTGTCATGGTCAGCGCCAAGTGATGCCAGTTATAATCCACACGATCTTTGGCCGTAGTTTCCGGTTTGGTCGTAGCAGCTCCCAATGGGAGAGCGCACTTCGGCTGTGCATAATCCCAGGAAATGGCGAAGTGGTGACCATCGGTAAAGTTATCAGTCGTCGGATCGGAAAAACCGACCGTTCCATGACGTTTGAATTTACCGGATAAAGCGAGAGAAATTCCGCTTTTGTCGTTATACCATGCGGGCGTGTACGGGAACGTGTAAAAGTTACAGTCACCGTCGATACTTTCAACGGCTCGCAGAGCTTTGCCATTGCCGATCCCGTCTGTAAACTCAGAACCTTCGTAAACAGTCTCTGGGGTTTTCTTTGTTTGTTCGAACGTAAAGCCGCTAACTTTATCCGCCAAATTGGAGTCGTCGAAGGACCACCACGCAGATGGCGTCAAGTCGGAAGCCGCGTATTTGATCCCGTAAAAGCTGAACACCTGGGCTTCGCAACTTTCATGTTCAGGCGTAAAGGTGAGTCGGTATTTTTCGTACCCATACTGCGTTGGGACCGGGACGTCAAAAATCAGCGTTTTAGAACCATAATGAATCTGGTCCGCATAGGCCGAACAGTCAAAGTTGGAGGAGCTTGAAATGCGCCAGCCAGCATTTTCAGGGAACGGGCGAACCGTAATTTTCAGCGGCTCGCATTTCTCTTCGGAACCGTTAATGACCGGAACAGGGTAAACTGCCGAAAAATCCGGATCAATCTTTGTGAGCATGCTGTTGTCATAGTTCGTTTCGATCCGCAAATTCAGCGCAGGGTTCGGATAAACTTGTTCAGACGTTCCGTCAGAATATCGAACAATGCGTTTGATTTCTGCTTCCGCACCATCGGCATGGGACAAAACCTTTCTGAAGTTGCTGATCCGGTTTTGATTCAAGTGGTTAATCATACTGTATCCTCCTGAAAAACAATAAATTCCGCATTGCCTGTGGCAGAGAACTTATTGCCGTTGTGAATTTTAATCATATTCTGTCGCCGCTGGGGATTGGCATTTTTTACCCCGGCAACGTTCCCGGTTTGAGCGCTGTCAAATGCTATAGCGATTGTACTGCCGGTAACAGAAATAACTGCAGCCTTTTTGCCCTGAAGCTCGATATTTCCTGTTACGGAAAAATTGTCACCGGTCAGGGAATTGACTGCTGTGTGGGAATGATCTGCTGAAACCTTGTTTGCAATGTTCTTTTCCAGATCTTGTACGTCTGAAATCGGATGCCGGTGTTCGGAGTTTGCAAACGACATATTTTCAGCGGAAATATGGAAAGCGAAGTCCTTGTCTGGGTACTGCCCGTTGATCGTATATAGTATGCTCATAGCCACCTCAATCAAGCAGAAAAACAAGGTACGAAACGCCGGGGTCTTTGGGGTAATTATCCCATTCGCTTTGCGTGCCGGTGAAAAACTGTAAAGTTGTTTCCTTCGCCGGGTTTGAATCCGGAACGCTGGCCGCTACATCCTCCGTAAAAGGTTCTCCGGTAATTGAAATAACATTACCGACAGATTCGATAATCACGTTGTCGCTGCCCTTCAGCATGACAGAATCTGTAACCGAATTGTCGCCCGCAGAAATCGTGCGTACAAGCTCGTGCGTATGATCCTTGTCGGCTTTATCTTCCAGCGCTTGTTGCAGGTCATCGACTTCGCTGATTTCATGGGAGTGATCTGCTTTTGCAGCTCCGATACTTTCTGCTGAAATCTGAAAGTTCCCGTTCTCGTCGGCTTCTGAACCGTTGACCGTATAAGTCAGGTGTCCACCTTGCCCTCCGGGAGAGCTGCCAGAATCAACTTCTCTCATTGCCCCAAGAACTGAATCATATTTAATGTCCGCCATATTATACCTCCCTTGTCTGGTTAATCGGAATATAAGCAAGCTGCTCGCGCTGATTCCAGGAGCCGTAGCCCCATTCAACGACGGTCTCATTGCCTGTTTTGGTAATTCTGTGAATTGGGCATTGTTCCCCGTCATCGTAACAGATGTAGGTCACGCTGCCATTTTCATAAATTCGGTAAGGCTGCAACTTCCTGCGCTGAAAAAACACGCTGGTCGCGTCAAATCCGTAACAATCAATTTGCATTTGCTTCCTCCTGGTTTTGGATAACTTTTGTTTCGGCTTCGGAATAAGTAAAGGTCGCGCCTTCAACGTCAACTGCGTCGTCGAAGATCACGCCAGTCTCATTCTGAATGATCTGTTTGCCTTCATCGCTGAAGGTCCGGTAGAGCTTGGTCCCATCGGCCAGCTCAAAACAAAATTCCTTTTTGATCGCCATTTGATTACTCTCTTTCTTTCATGTGGTTTGCGTAATTGCTCCAATTTGAGGCCGTTTTATAAGCTGTTAAAACTGTCCTGTCGGTACTTTTTGGAACCCAGATCACACAGGAGTTTGGAATATCGTTAAAGACGTTTGAGCTGGTCAGATTCGGAGGAGTCGTCCGGTAACAGTAATAATCCCGCATTGCGCGGCAGTATCGAAACGAACCCGACCGGATTGTCGCAATATCCGCATGGAACTTTACTTCGGTCAGCCTGTAACATTCATAAAAGGCCTCGTCGCCAATATGGGTGATGCGTTCCGGGATCTCGATGGATTCCAGAGCATAGCACCGATAGCAGAGTCCATTTGGAATACTGGTCCAGTTTTCCGGAATCGTGATCTTCCGCAGGTTTCGGCAGGTGTGGAAAACATAGCCACCACAGCTGGTGATTGATCCAGGCAGGCGAACTTCCTCGATACCAAAACACTCGTTGAACGCGTATTCGCCTAAGTTCGTCAGGTTATCCGGGAGCCGAAGATCGTGCAGAGGATAACAGTAACGGAACGCATATTCTCGAATATTCGTCAGCGTGTTCGGAAAATGAACGTAACTCAATGAATGGCAATATTGAAATGCGCCATAGTCGATCCGTTCAACTCCGTCCGGAACTGTTACGCCATCGAGGACATAACAGTAATTGCAAACGCTCTCTGGAATCACCGTAATGGAATCAGGAAACACGATCCGCGACAAAGCATAACAGTATTGCATGGAATATCGGCCAATGGTCGTCAACGAATCCGGGAACACTATTGCCACCAGAGAGCGACACTCATAAAAGATCTGTTCGCCCATATTGGTCAAGGATCGGTCCATTGTGACGGTCCGCAGGCCATATTTATACTGGAAAGCGTAGTTCGACATCTGCCGAACATCGGCGATCCGGGCCGCGATCAAATAATAATTTCCGCTGCTTCCCTGGCAGAAATAATCCGGGATATACCAGGAGCCGCCGCTGGAGATCTTCATTTTGATCGTATAGGTTCCGTAATCCTCGTAAGTAAAACTGACGGTCTGTTTGCCTGTTGAGGAAATCTCGTCGGTGCTGCCATTGCCCCAATCAATGGTCAACGTCCCGCTTTCTATATAAGGATAGAAAGTCACCGTCAACCCGGTGGGGATTTCCATGCGGACGTCAAACTCACAGGCCCCGCTTTTGGTGGTAAAAATCGCACCAATGTCCCGGTGGCCATGAATATTGTTCAGAGCGCAGTTCCAGCCCTGAAAGATCATCCCTTTGTGCTGGGGATCTTCTGGCGGATTTGCTGACTCTCCATCGGCCACATACATGGTTTTCAGAACGGTTCCGTCGTAATCAATAAAACGGACTCGGAAGCCGAACTCCTCCGGAAGCAGGTTATCAATAGCAGCGGCATACTCGGAGAGTTTTTCATTCACCAGCGTTCCGCCTTTCGCGTTGATCGCACGTTTGATCTCTTTCTTTGCGTTCGAAATCCTTGTTATTTCGTCAAGAACACTCATATCAAACCTCCTTCAAAAATTCTTCCAGACCGAACAGAATATTTCCCAACTCCTGCAAGGCCGCTTCAACGTTGTCACTGGCAAAATATGAGCCCTTGTCGGCGATCTTGATATTGTCAGCGGAGTCAATAATAAACTTGATCCAAAGGCCCGCGAAATCGCCAGCAACCAGGCTTTCTGCCGGTTTTGTCGTTGTCAAAACAGCCAGATATTTGTGGTTGTTGGTCCAATCGGTAACGTCCTGAATAAAGCCGGTTCCGTCTGCTGCTGTTGCAAAAACAACATACGTGAACCAGGTTTCTGCGTCCTGTCCGGGATCGCCCTTCGCGCCGGTCAACATACCGTAACAGTCGCTCCAGCCTGCGCTCGCAGCCGATCCGGATGACCAGATTCTGGCATCACCATTCAACCGCATCCGGAAGAAGCGATCCTGGGGAGTCTGAACTTCGTGCCACTCTTGACTAAGTTCCGACTGAGTTTCGGAAAAAATCAATTCCAATCCGGCAGAGCACAGCGCCCGCACCTGGGCTTCGTTCAGATACTCGCTCTGAATCTCCGTAGGATTGCCGGTGGAGCTGATTCGATTTCGGACTGTGAAGCCTTTAATCTGCAAAACGAACACTTCGTTCCCGGCTTCGTCGAATCCGACCAGCTCGCCATTGAGCGTTGCTACGCTTTCCTGGGTCCCCAGAAGTGTGTTTAATTCTTCGGTATTCATACTCCGAATCGGGATAGAGAACTCCGAAAAGGTAAATTCCACCTCATTGATCGTCTCTGTAATACTCTGAACGGAGATTTCGCTATGCTCTGCTACCAGGACATATTTGCTGGTTGAATCGAAATCGTCGTCCATAACAAACTGCCAGGTCGGGATGCTGGAAAGCTCTGCCAGCGGGTACGGATCTGCGTTGTCAGCGTTGGCGAACACCCGCATTTTCAGGCAGGCGGAAACGCCGCGCGTCAACGTCGGGGCCGCTGCGTTCTGGGCGTTTGCGTAATCCCGAACTGCGCCCAGGGTGCTTTCAGCATTGACATAAAATGTTAAAGTTTGCATTTACAACTCCTTTTCATACTTTGATTTTCCCGGAAAGAGCTTGAATAATCGCTCTCTCAAACCTCCGAAAAAAGCTCTGTCATTATATCCGCAGAGGATTTTTGAGAGCTTTGCATCTTTTCCGGCGACCTCTGTTTCACAGGTCCGCTTGAAGATCGCCTGGTCAAATCCGCCAGTGATTCCCAGAAGCCCGAAAAACAGGGTATTGATCGTGTAGCCGATACCTGTCTGGTAATCGACGTTCCGCATTGCCCGGAGCAGCTTTCGCGTTGGAAAACGCTGCGGGGTGTGTGATTCATAATTATGCGGGAGGTGCAATCCGTGAGCTTCGAAATACTCAAAAGTTCTCCGAACCCGCCTCTGCCAAATGCTCCCGGTCTCTGAAAAATCAGCCTTACATCTTGAATTGAATACTGGCGGCAAACTCTCAAAGTCAAATTCAGAGAGCAAAACGCTGTCGTCACAGCTCCAAACAAACTCCGGAGTAACGTCGTCAGAGGCGATAGCGGCCAGCACTTTTCGGATAATGTTTCCGTCTTTGTTATGCTTTAAGGGATCATCCATCCGGATAATCCGCACATTGGTCAGCCAGGCGGGAGGATCGGAAGCAACGACAATGACGTTCCTGATCCCGCGCCCATACTTTTCCACGCTCCGTAAAAAGATGCGGAGCTCGTCATTTTTGCTCTTACTACCTCCGCCCAGAGGGATTATAAGGTCAATCATGCAGCTCCTCCAATCTTCTCAGAGCTTCCGGGTAATCTTTGTAAAACAGCTCTCGTGTCTCTCTGCGGAGATTTTCGAGCTCTTGTGCAATACTCCCGAACTCCTTGTCGCGGACTTCTTCGATCACCACAGCCAGATCCCTGAGGCGGAGCGCCGTTTCACGGTGACTGAATTTCAGGTGGTCAGCGGCATCGCGCAGCTGGGCTGAAACGTAGTCCCGGTTGTCGTCCTCGTAGGTAAACTCCTGCCATTTCGACCAGGCTGCTTTGACGTGCTTTCGCGCGCAGGTTGTGCATTGATCGAAAGCGGAAGTCCGTCCGACCGAAACACCATTTTTGCCATGACAATTGCAGGCCATTATTCAAACTCCTCGTCGTTATGTAGTGAAAGGTTCCTGGCAGATTCGATTTCAACGGTCACCAGTTCTTTTTCGTTGAGCCTGGTGCGTCGGATGCGCTCTGCCTGTACGATTTGCCGGTCCTCAAAGCCGGTCCCGTTGCGCTGGGCATAGAAACATTTGTCCTTCCAGAACGCGGCTTTGTACGCCGGTACTCCGTCCGCTTCCAGCGAATACAGTTCGTTCTTGCCAGTCAGATAAATCCGGGAGAAGATCTCACCGGTGAAGGTCTGGCCGGAAATGTAAAGTTTCGTCGGACAAAAGGGGTCGAAATCGACCCGGTAAAGATACTCAGCATCGTTGAGGGTAATTTTCAGGACTTTACCGGGTTTCTCAATTACCAAAGGCCCATGCCTCGTAGCGTGAACCAGCGTGTTTTTCTGAAGGAATCCCACGTCTGCCGGGCAAAGGATCACCGGCAATGTTCCGGCATCCAGATCGCAGATGTGATACAAACGGAACATCCGGCTGCTTTCGGCTCCACCCGCAACAAAGGTCAGATGCCATACGCCGTCGATACATTCGGCTGCGGGCGAACACTCTGTCGCGTCCTCCGGCAAACCGGTATTGATCCGAACCCAGGCCCCGTTTTTGAACTGGTGGATTTTCCACTTTCCGCCGATCATAATGCAACAGAACAATCTTGGCTGAAAGCCGTTCTGCGGATCGGGAGCAGCGAATGGCATGTGTGATTTTATGTTTTCGTCAAATTTGAACATATTATTCTCCATCCGGACAAGGCCACTTGATATTGCCTTCTTCATCCGGGCATCCTTGTTGAAGTTCCATAAATCCGTCGTAACTGTACGTCGAGCAATACTCGTCTTGCAGCCCGACCAGTTTTCCGCACTCGTCGATACTGCCGTTCCCGTAGTGAGAACCGCCGCAGTCGCGGGGATCTCCGACTTCGATGAGCCGCCAATAGAAGCCGGGAGTTCCGACTTCATTTCCCTGGTACGGGGTCAAATCCCAGCATTTTTCGTCCTCGTTTTCAGAGGAACCGTTGAGTTTTTTGCTGGCAATTACCATCGGTTCGCAGTCACATGGGCACTTGGGGTAAAGGAAAACCTCGCCTCCGCGCATTATGACCTTTCCGTTTTTAAGCCAAACGCTGCCGTTAGATGACATTTAATCCCCCTAACATCATGTGGTAATTCTCGCTGATCGGACCATGCTGCTCCTGGATCACCGAGTATGCGCCGTTTTTATAAATCAATCGTGCAATCAGCCTGCGGAGCTTTCCGTCTGTCGGAGTCGGATAACTGGTCTGCATCCGGAAGGAAACGCCAGAGCCGCCGCTTTCGAGGTAGATGTACATGTTCTGTTTCTGCTGCCAATCCTTAAAACAGCACCGGGGAACATTTACGCGCCGGGTTCCCATGTCGATAAAGCCACAGGAAGAAGCGTCGTAATCGGCCCCGTCGACGATCGCCAGCATGAGCCCTTCATCCTCGTCAACGTCACCACTTGAGCTGGAAGAATCGTCATCCGAACTCGATGAGGAGCTGCTGGAAGAAGAACTCGAACTACTGGAGCTCGACGAGCTGCTTGACGAACTGGAACTGGAACTGCTGCTGGAACTGCTGCTGGAACTGCTGCTGGAACTGCTGTCGTCTGGCGGATCATCGGAGGAAGAATCCGGATCGTCTGGGTCGTCGCTGCCAGAAGAATCATCCTTACAACTTCCTACCGGATAAAGCACAAGCCTGCCATTTGAAAGACCCAGGATTCCGCTTCCGCCCGGCCAGTCAGGTTCATCGCTGGAACTGGAAGAAGAACTGGAACTGCTGGATGACGAACTACTGGAACTTGACGAGGAACTGCCCGAAGAAGAGCTGCTCCCGGAGGAGGAACTTGAGCCGGAACTGCTGGATGACGAGCTGCTGGAACTTGATGAACTTGAGCTGCTTGACGAGCTGGAATCCGACTCATCCCCATCCGGAACTCCGCCTTTTGTAAACATAATTACAGCTTTGAAATACCCGCGATACCCAGGCTCCGAAAACTGCATAATGCCAACTTTACCGTCGCCATAGAGTAATCGCGCCGGGCTGCAAGGGACAGCAGCGAACTCCTCGGCGGCTCCCTTATCCGTTAAGATCGGGGCCACACAATCGCCGACTTTCGCCTTCGTTTTGATCGGGACCAGTGAAATTCCACCAATAATGCAATCTCCGAGGCCGCCAGCCGGAAGCTCTGTGGGGAGGATTCCCCAGGTCTGCGAGCTTCCGTCATAAGCGATACAAGGGAGAACACCGGTCGGGGATTCTTTTTCACTGAGCATGTCAATGGTCACCGCTGATCCGGCAGGGAGCGTATCACCAGAACTGTTCCAAACAGAAATGCGCAGACTGCTGTTGGCAGAACCTTTGGTGTTCCGGCCTCCAATTCGGCTGGATGCGTTGACCAGGTCTCGAATATTGTTCTCCAGAACCGAGTTCGGCTGGAAGGGATCGCCCCGGTTTACATGAGGGAAAAATGCCATATCTCACCTCATATTCCCAGACTTCCAAAACTGTCGGTATAACAGACTTCAGCCTTGTATATCTTCTTGACCTTTCGGACGCGCTCGCCATTTTTTACTTCGTCGTCAGTCAGTGCCCAGATATATTCAAAGCCCTTCTTCGACCCGACGCTATGACCGGCGACAGTGGCTTTGCTCTCATTCAGACGGATCGCAAAGTGGAAACTTACGTTCACCTTTTTCGACCCCTTTGTCGGCGCGGAATAAGAACAGCCCAGGAACATAACTTCCCCGCTGGACCAGCCTTTGAAAGATCCGCTGTTAACCTTGCCAACAAGCTCGGCTACTTTGCGTTTCCAACTGGTCCCGGTAACCTTGCTTTTGCTCATTGCTTTAGTGTACGTTTCCCGAAGTTCGCCAATGGAAACGTCAACACCGGCAGCTTCACTTTCGCTGCCATCTTTGCCGTTCCAGCCAATCGGAACTGCCGCCGCTGCGCTTGCGGAATCTTTGCTCTGCCCGTCAGCGGCATATACGCAGGTTTGTTCGATCGCCTGAGTCATGTGTTTTGTCCCGGCCGAACAGTCAAAACTGACCGTCGCTTCGTCGCTTTCGTCGCCACTGTCACCACCGGAGGATGTTGATTCGGAGCCATATTTGACTTCGATCTTCCAGGTGTTATCCGTCAGACGTTCGGAAATTGAAACGGACTTTTTCGGGATCGAGGAGTATTCTTCCGGAGCTGCGTTGTAAGCCGCTGAGCATGCCTCGGTGTCAACTTCCGTTCCCGTAACAATATAATGAACTGTCGCGGCGCTGGAGGAGTGAGTTCCGGAGCCTTGTTCGAGCTCCAGATCCACCGCGTCCCACGCCTGCGTTACTGTAATTGCCATTGTGATCTCCTGTTAATTGTAACTCAATGTCGCCGGAGCCGTTCCCGACTTCATGCGTTTGAGTTGACGGTTTGTTTCTTTTGTGTTGGCAACGATCGCCTCGGTCGCTTTGGCCGTTCTTTCCTGGGCCGATCCGCCTCCACCGAGCAGCGCATCCAGCTCCTCGGCGCTCCATGCACCGACAGCCTTCCCGCTGGTGGATGATAAACCGGCAGCCGCCTGTTCGGTCTGTGCTGCGGCCGCGTTTGCCCGTTCCTGGTCAGCTTCAACAGCGGCAGCTTTTTCTGCTGCCCGCTGTTTAACTTCGTCCATCGCGCCTTGCCATTCCGCTTTCGCCGCATTGATCTCCGCAGTGGCCTCTCCGACAGCCTGGTTATATTTGCGCTGGTTTTCGGCAATTTCGTCAACCATCGCATCTTCCACGCCCTTGACGGCACTGTCCCATTCGGAAGTGTCGATCGGTTTGTTCGCTTCTGCAAGCCCGGCGTCAGCTCGCGCTTTGTTCTGGTTTATTTTTGCCAACATCGCGTCATCCAGACTCTTATTGGCTGCGGTCCATTCCGCATTGAGCGCATCGAGCTCCCGCTGGGATTGACGTTCCGCATCGGAGGATTGGCGTCTCCGGGCATCCCGGCGACGTTGATATTCCCGTTCAACAACAGCAATTTCAGCGTTGACTTCTTCTTCCGAATCAAACAGCCCCTTTGTGCGAATCCACGCTTTCTGGATTTCCAGAACCGTTTTTTCAAAGGCTGTCACGATACCGTCCCAGATGTAATTCCAGGCTTTCTGCATAGCATTTCCAATATATTTCAGACCGTAAAGAAGGCCGTACCAGAGGTTATTTCCCAGCTTCAGGATCGAAGTTGAAACAACTGCCCAGGAGTCATCCAGGAAGTTGACCAGCGGATACCAAACCTTCAAGATGCAGTTCCAGAGATATTTGAAGCCATAAAGCATGCCATACCAGAAGTGATATGCGCCTTTGAGGATTGAGAAAATAATAATGGTCCAACTGTCAGAGAGAAAGTTGCTCAACCCGTACCAGGCTTTTTTGATCGGGAAAATTCCCTGAAGCCAGACGACCTTCAAAGCAGACAAACCGACTTTTGCGGCCCCGGCAAGGTCGCCGGATGCCAGCGCGATCTTTATGACTTCCCAGGTTTTTCCAACGACCTCTTTGATCCCGGAAAACGCAGTTTTGAAATCAGAGGCCATACCTTTTACTGAATCTGCACAGATGTCCCATGCGCCGGTCAATTTCCAGACAACTGCAATTAAAGCACCCAGCGCTACACCGACCAGAACGGCCGGACTTGAGATCGCTGTCCACATCGCCAGAGCAACAACTTTGACGCCGATCATCACAGCTTTAAGAGCCGTAAAAATGGCCATTAACCCCTTTATAGCGGCGATAGGAGCCAGCACAGCGACTTTTAACACAGTAAACGCAGTGCTCAACGTTCCGACTGCAAAGGCCACCGCTTTGAACGCCAGCCCCAGAGCAATCAAAGCTGCGCCCGCTGCCAGCATCCCGGCAACGATCTTGACGGCCATAATTACCACGCCCTTGTGAGCTGCGATCCACTCGGCAACCTTTGTCAAAACATCGGACATCCTTTTGATATAGGGTCCCAGCGCTTCACCGATGATTCGGCCTATGGCGATCTGGCAACCTTCCACCGCTGACATAAAGATTCGGAAAGCACCTCCGATACCGGAGTCCATTTCCTCGGCTGTCTTGGCGGCTGTACCATTTACGCCCTGCAACTTCCTGATAAATTCGTCAAGTTGCTGAATATTGCCTCCCAACTGGAGACCGGCCAGAGATCCGCGCAGGTCGAAGATTTCCTCTGCAAATCCCAGGCGTTGAGCAGTCGGCATAGCGGCCATCGCTTTTGCAATTTCCGCCATGATGTCCGGCATTGCCCGGAGGTTTCCATTGGCATCGGTAGTGGCGATTCCCATAGCTTTGAGCTTCGCTTGGATCTTGGTGTTCGCAAACTGGCTGTATGCTTTACGCAGCGCTGTTCCCGCCAAGCTCCCCTTGATACCCATGTTGGCCAGCACACCCAGAGCTGCTGAAACGTTGGTGATTGAGTCACCGGCAGCGGCAGCCTGGGGACCGGCCATTTTCAGACCTTCAGACAGGTCCGTCAAGGTTTGCGCTGATCCGTTAGCCGTTGCTGTCAGGATGTCTGCCACGTTTGCCATCTTTGAAGATTCAATTCCGAACACTCGCATATTATTAGCGGCGATCTCCGCAGCCTCTCCAAGCTCTGTGCCGGTAGCTCTGGAAAGGTTCAACACAGCGGGGATTGCGGCCTCGATCTCATCTGGTGAGAAACCCATGCGGCCGAGCGCCGTCATCCCGTCCGCCACCTGTTTCGCTGTAAAGCTGGTGGTCCGTCCGAGCCTTTCAGCAACTTCCGTCAGGGATTTGAACTGCTGTTCCGTTGCTCCAGTAACGGCTTTAACCATCCGCATCTGGTCGTCGAAATCAGCAAATGTCTTTGTCGAATATGCCAAAGGAGCTGCTGCCAGCGTTGCCACCGTTACAAGGTTCTTTCCCACGCTTGTCATGGAATTGCCGAAGTTACGGAGCTTCGCCTGGGCTGCTTTCAGCCCTCTTTCGAGTTTGGTCTGGTCGAGCATCAATTCGACAAATGCGCGACCGGCTCTAACATTTCCGGATGCTCCACTCATACCATTTCTCCTTTTCGTTGTTTGCACCAAATGTCACGCAGGATTGATAGCGGAGCTTTCCCCGCGTGCTTTTTATTGGTATAGGGATTGAATTCAGAGGCGCTCACCGCCTTGCTCTTTTTTGGATCACGCATGACGTTGACGATCATCGCCATGAGATTTGAGGTCTGCGCCCATTCCAGTTTCCCGCGTCCGTCTGCCATTTTCAGCAATTCACGCAGGGTGAAAGGATCTGGGTTTATTCCGCAGATTCCGGCTGCTTCCCAGATAATCCGGTCAACCTCTCCAGCTCGGAGACCATGTTTTTTTCGAACTCCCCGTCCGCCATTATTGCGTCCAGGCGCTTCCGGGCAATCTCCTCGAAGCGACGAGTTGCTGAAAGAATCTTCTGGAAAGCGTTTCGCTTCGGGGCCGGGAAAAAATCAATGATCTCATCGAGCAAAGCAGTCGTTGCATGTTCGATCGCATCGCCTGCCATCGCCATACCAAAATCTTCGTCGGTCACACCTTTTTGATCGCACTCTGCCTTGCAAACTGCGTAAAGGACGTCTACGAGCAGAACCGGATCGCTGGACAACTGTTCGAGCAGTTTCGTGTCGGGATTATTGTTTTTGTCCAACTCGACAATGGCTGTCAGGTCGACTCCGCAGAGCGCTCGGACTCTTTTAATTGCGGCTACATTTACAGCCAAAGTCCAAACGCGACCAGTGTTGTCAGTAAAAGTTTTCATGCAAATTTTTCCTTTGAATTATAAAGATTTTTTTCTTAAAAACGCCCCGGCTTTTGAGCTTCGGAGAGAGGCTTCCGGGGCTCGCTGTTACTTCCAGACCGGCGCTCTGGTTGAAGCTGTCGGTTTCGCAGTAACGGAAACAGTCAGCGCTTCTTCAAGCGGCTGTTCCACCGAAAAGCCGGTGATCGAAAAGTCCGCGTCGAGACCATGCTCGTTTCCATCTGTGATAAACAGTGCAATCGGGGTGTTGGAAAAGTATGCCTCCTGAAACGCAGTAAAGTCTGCATCCTCGGTATCGTACAGAATACCAAATTCCAGGGATGCTTCTTTCAACGTAGCAATAGATGCCTTCCAGCCCTGAGTGGCGCGAGTGGTCACGTCGGCTTCGCCGGATTCCAGGTTAAGTGTGAGGTCTTTGACGTTCTTTACTTCGGTGGAACCGGTCGAACCGGCAGCGCCACGAAGAAGAACAGCATCAAGTCCAAGTACAACTGCCATAATAAATTCTCCTTGAGGGTTATGGTTTTACAGAATCTTCCCACAGTTTTGGAAGTTGTGGGGCTACCTTTTGAAGCGTCGGCCCCATCAGCGGGCGCTTCGGATATTTCCGGCGACGGTAGATGCCGCCGAA